CCTTAAAGCAAAAAAGATTAACTATAATAATAATCCAATTTTAAAATGGTGCTTAACTAATACAGGAGTGTGTGAAGATAGAAACGGGAATATAGTACCGATTAAAAATCAATCAGCAAAACAACGTATAGATGGAGTAGCTTCAATGTTAGACGCTTATGTTGGATTATATGAACATTATGAGGAATTTATAAGAGCATTATAATTTATAAAAGAAAAGGTTGAAATAGTATGAGAAAAAATTTAAGAGCTAATTACATAGAACGTAATGGAAAAGCAAAGCAATATTATTATTCTGAAATGGTACAAGCTAGTGAAAAAGCAAGAATTGATATAAATAAGTCGAGTGATCCAGTTGAAATGTTAGAGTTAAGTTTACTATGTATTTACTTTTTAACTGGAGATAAATTATTTTACGAGCAGAATAGACAGAAATTAATAAACATTATTGCCAGTTATGATGGAAAAAGATTTAATTTTGAAAATTAAAATTATTGAAAATATAAGTATTAAAAAGTGGAATATTTGGAAATGTGATGGTATAATAAATTTAAACAATAAAAAAAGACCTCACACTTTCAAATATATTACCAGTATATTTAAAAGTAACTTAATAGGTACTCGGACTACCTAAAAAGCATTGAAGCCTTTTAACTAAGGACAGTATAGCATTTAGTTAAAGAATTTTCAAGCCTTTTAGGATAATAATACCTAGAAGGCTTTTTTGTTGAACTAAATGAAGAGAGGTTATATAAATGGGAATATTAAAATTAGAATATGATTTAGGATTTACACATATAGTACAAGCTTCAAAGGGAACAATGAAAAGACTTGAAGCAATTAGTCCAATAGAAATAAATTCAGAAGAATATAAAAATAAAAAAGATATATATTACACGCCTAATACGTTCAACTCCCCAATAAGAAGAGAAAGAGAATATTTATGGCAATTACATAGATTTTATATTGATATAGACCATAAAACAGGTACTGAACCAATAGACCAATTTGAAGTAGTTGGAGCAGTAGAGCAGTTAGTTGAAGAAAAGAAAATTCCACAACCAACAGAATATATAAATAGTGGTAGAGGAATACATATATATTGGGATATTAACAACTGTCATATAATGCTTTTAGACCTTTGGGAAAAGATAGAGAATTATTTATTTAACACAATAAAAGAACTGGAAAGAAGCATAAAAAATATATCAGTAGATAGCAGAGTAAAAGACCCTACAAGACTTTTAAGGCTACCAAATACTATAAATAGTAAAAGCAATAGTAAATGTTATAGTATGCTTAAAAATGAGGGGAATATATACAATATATTTGATTTAAAAAAGGCTTATATAAAGGTGAATAAGCAATATAAGAAGAATAAAAGTAAAATTACTTATTTACCTACTAAAAACTTATATACGCTAAATATGAGCCGTATAGAAGATTTTAAGCATATAGTGAGTTTAAGAAATGGAGATATTAAAGGATATAGAAATACTTTAATTATGCTTTATAGTTATCATTATAGGCTTGTAAATGAGGTTACAGTTGAAGAGTTAATTAAAGTTACTAAGGAGTTTAATAAAAGCTTTAAAGAGCCATATAAAGCAAAAGAATTAATATCAGTATGTAGAAGTGTAAATAGAACAGTAAAACACTTTCAAGAGGATAATAATAAAGGGTATAAATTCACTAATAAATATATAATTAATGCTTTAGATTTAGAAGAGCAAGAGCAAGGGCAATTATTAACTATAATATCTACTAGAGTTAAGTATGATAGAAAAAATAAAAAGAGAAATGAAGCAAGAAGAAATGACGAGGGATTAACACCAAAACAAGCAGAATTAAAAGAATTAAATAGTAAAGTAGTAGAATTAAAAGAACAGGGATTAAGTTTAAGAAAGATAGCAGAGGAATTAAATATAACTTTAGGGAAAGTACAAAGAGTATTAAAAAAATAAGTGTATCGAAAAAAGGGTCTTTATAAAGTGTGTATAGCGAATTTATTTTCGCTATTAGATTAAATCAAGAAAATACTAATGCTCAAGGATATTTTATATTTTTTAGTTATTTATGCATATAATTAAAGTATACGATATTACAACAAAGGAGTTAGATTTACATGAGGGGAAATACTGAAAATAAAATACTAGGAACTTTAAATAAATTTATAATAGATGAATTTCATTTGAATCTTAAAGAAGGACAACCTATTTATATAGGGGAATCTAATTTAAATCATATGAAATCAGAGCATCCAGAAGATTTTAAAATATATGGTGATAAGATAGAAGAAATTATAAATAATCCCGATTATATAGCAAAGCATCCTAATAAAAAGAATAGTGCTATTGAATACATAAAAATATATAAGAATGAAAATAATGACTATGTATTAGTAGCAGTAAGAGCAACAGGGGCAGGAACATTATTTGCAAGAACATTGTTTGTTATGGATAAAGAAAAAGTAGAGAAATATAAAAATAAAAATGCTTTAATTCCATATAAAAAGTAAATTTTAAAAAGGTATTGAATATTTTTCACATATAGTGCTATAATAATGATATAAATAGCATAGAATAGTAATGAAAGTAACTGAGGTCGGAACAGGTAGCCGACACCACGCATAAGCGGTAGGAGATGCAGATTACCACCTGCCTTTACTTTCAAGTGATATAAATGAGCCATAGGATTTCCTATGGCTTTATTTCTTATTATAAATTCTAACTAGGACATGAAATGGCTCTTTAATATATGTATGTTTTCTTTGTTTTAGTTTATTAACTATACTATCTACTAGAGTTAAGTATGATAGAAAAAATAAAAAGAGAAATGAAGCAAGAAGAAATGAAGAGGGCTTAACACTAAAACAAGCTGAACTAAAAGTATTAGAATTAAAAGGTAAGGGTTTAAGTACTAGAGCAATAGCAAGAGAATTAAATTGTAGTGAGGGAAAAATAAGAACTATACTAAAAAAAGTAAGTGCGTAAAAAAATGGTCTTTAATAAAGTGTGTATAGTGCTAGTTTTATCTATTCTATTAGTAGAATACTATATTTAAATAGATATTAAGTATTTAGGTTTAATATTGAGTGATTAGGATAAGTGGGAAATCCCTGCTATCCTTTTTTTTATATAAAAGGTAATTGTATTATTTATAATATATGAACTATACTATTTACTATAAATAAACAAACTTAGGGGGAGATTATGAGTACAGAGTATTATTTAAGAGAAAGTAATGATAAAACATTAAAACAATTTTTTAATAGATTTTATTGCATACCTAAAGATATTAATTTAACTAAGGAGCAAAAAGAATTTTTAGAGAGTGTTAATCATACACCAGTAAGTGAAAATGTATTAAACGGAAAAGATGGTTATATAGTATTTAGAAAAGGTAAAAAATTAAGTGCTGAACAAGTAAAGCAGATTAAAAATGATACTGGAAGCTATAGAGCAAAGGCAAAGAAATATAAATTATCCCTTGGTACAATAAGTAAGATTATGAATGATAAATATTAAAAAATAAGGCTCTGTTTTAAACCAGTGTTGATAACAGAACGTATAAAAGTGGACAAATTAACTTGTCCACATTACTTCTTAATAGTAATATATTAAGGTTATTCATTACTTTTTATTAATATTCTTAACAAATTTTATAAGTGCAAATATACATAATCCAATTAATATTACTATTGTAATTGGTAAGAAAGATGTTAATAACCCTATCATAGTCTCCTCCTATACGCAAAATATAATAGATTTTTCAATACTTTATATTCTTATAATAAATAAATTATGTATTATAATTTCAGTAATTATGTGAGCAAAATTAAATTTATATAAATATCGGTTGTCTTGTTTTAAAATCATTTACCACATTATAATTATTAAGGATATCACTATGAATTATCAAATTTTTAGTTCTTACAATTTCTTTTTCTGTAATAATGTAACCTACTTTCATAAAAGTATCACATATCAACACTCTGTTAAAACAGAGCCAAAAATAAAAATATATTATTATAATAATATTTAGTAATATATTTATTCTAGGGGGTACAGATGAATAGAGAGGGATTTAATAAATTAGATATAAAAGGTCAAGTTAATCATTTTAACAATGAATTGAAACAGGAGAATAATAATTTTAATGCTATATGCAGGGGACTAGGAATATCAAAAAATACTATACTGAATAGATTTAAGACTAATGGATTTGAGCCATTAAGAGCAGGACAAAAGATAATAGCATTTTCCCAACTTGTTGAGAAATCAGAAGATAAGGATATTCTACCGTCGGGAATCACGACATTAACCGAACAAAATTGTTCAGTTAAAATAGAAAATTTAACTGCCGAAAATTCGGCTGTCAAAAATCCAATTTTGGATAGCGAAAAGTTGCTGGTGAAAAATAAATGTAATGTGAGTGATCCAAAAGATATAAATTTAATTTTAAAGAGAGTTGAGTTGCTGGAGCAAAAAGTTGAAATATTACAGAGTGCAAACTTGGGCTTAGATAAAGAGGACGGCAAAATATTTTGCTCTGATAAAAGCTTTATTAATAGTTATGATAATACCACAACTAAAACATTCAAAATTGATATAGAAGTATATCAAGAACTAGAAAAATTATTTGATAAATACAAGATGTATAAAAGGCAGGATATAGTTAGTAGTTTATTAAAATATGCTTTAGATAATATTGAGTAATATTTTATAATATTTAGTAATATAGAAAAATAGCCATATTATAAAAGTCTATTACTATTGTAATATTAAGTAATATAAATAAGCTAAGTGTTCTAATCCTTCTAAAGGATTAGGTATCGACTTAACCGATACCATTTATTAAAATAAAATACCCATGTTGCCAATTTGGTTATATGGGTTAAACTGACATAAAAATTCAATTAGTTAATAGTAAAATGCGTGTTTTATCCAATAAAACTGCGTAAAAAATCAATATTACAAAAATAATATTTTGTAAGACTAGCAATATAAAGGCTTTAATAAAAAACTGCGTGATTTAAATATTGTACGCAGTTTTTTATTATGCTTAAAATTTAATTCTGACCCGATAAAATATAGGGGTAACTGAAATAATTTCATTATTAATTTTAATTGGTGCAAACTTGAACTAATCACCAAAGGAGTATAAGGGAAATTTCCACTTATCCAATAAATGAACTGGAGGGGAATTTTGATTTGAGTAATTACCCACTAAAAAATTTTTAGTAGGGTAATTTTAATAAAAATACACCATTTTTTAAAGGGGCAGGATAAGGTTGTATACAAATTCGATGGCAAAGCCATGAAAAACGTTGATGTTACTAAATTTAAAGGTGTAACGTAAATGGTGAATATTTAAGATAATGCGTTACAAGTTATAAATAAAATAGCTTAAAATGGCTTAAATAAAAGGTTTGTTATGTGATTAAAAATAAAAATAAAAAAAGTTATTGACAATATGTACGCCGTGGCGTACAATATAATTAAGAAAGGAAGTGAGTAAATGAAAGCTAAAGATGATAGATTGTCTTTAAGAATTAATTCAGAAGATAAAAAGAAAATCCAAAAAAGAAGCATAGATAAAGGGTTTAAAAATTTAAGTGATTATGTTATGTATGCTTGTAATGAAGAAATGAAAAAAGATAAATAAAAAAAGCCCACCCAATACGGATAGACCTTAACACCAATTAGATTATATCTTAATTGGGTGGTTAATTCAAGGAGGATTAATTACCAATGAACATAAAAACATTAAAAAATTACATAGAGAAGTGTAATTCTCACAACGTTATACCAACCCTAAAGGGAGCAGTAATATATAAAAGATTTGGGGTGGTGAGATAATGAACTATGAAAATTTAAAGAAGATAGTTGATGGAATAGTAAAAAATGAATTTAATCATACATCAAATATTTCAGCAAGTAATTTTGAAAATGAAAATTTTGCGTATAAGCAACAAGAATTAATTACAAAAGTAATACGAGAGGCTTTAAAAAAAGATACAACAGAAGAGCAACAAAGATTAATAGGAGAGCTTGAAGACTCTATTTCAGCTGAATGGCTAAATTTATGCGAATTCTACTTTAGAGAAGGTCTAAGAGCAGGATTAAGTAATTTAAAATTTTTAAAGGAAATAGAGCATATAGACTATTATTTATAAAGGGAATTAGAGGGAAAATATAATGGATAGAGAGTTAAAAAAATATATATTATTAAGGCTATTAATAAAATGGAAAATGAGAAGTGTTTAAATTTTATTTATGGATTTATTAAAGGATGTATTGATAACAAAGGAAGAAAAATTAAATAAAATAATAATTAAAAAAGGATAACGTAAATTTGGCGTTATCCTTTTTTAAAAAAAATTTCCCGCGGTGTCTACGAATGAATAAAATAAAATTAATATATTACATTTAGTAAATTAAGGAGCGTTTTATATGGATAATAATAAGATACATGGATTTAGAAAAAGAGGAACTGAATTAGCATTTAAAAGATATGCAGGAAACATAATAGAAGTTAAAAAAGATATAATTTCTTATCTTCCAAGACAATATGAGTATCAAAATTATATGAGTAATTTTATTATGGCAGGTCGACCAGTAAGGAAGGAGATACTTATTGCAGAAAAGTTATTGGAAGAATTAGAAAAAGAAGCAGTAAAAAAAGATGTTGATTTATCAAGTTTAATAACTACATATTTACTTGAACAATTAGAAAGAAATAAACCAACAAGAATATTTGCAACAGGTAAAACAAGAGGGAAATTAACATATATTTTAAATAATTTATATGAGCTTTCTAATTTTATACAATATGCAGAAAGTAAAGAAGAATTTGAAGAGAATATATTTTCAAATAGGAAAATAGAAGAGTTATTAACATATCAGACTACTATATTTGACGAATATATATATATAGAAAAATATTTAATGGATAAAGGTTATAGCAAAGAGCAGATAGAAGAAATCCAAAAAGAAGAGTGGAAAAAGTTTGGGAAAACTAAAAACAATGGTGTTGATATGATAAAGCCATATACATTAAATCATGAAGAAATATGGGAAAAAAATGGGCGAGAAATAATAAACTTTAAAAGAAATATTCATGTTTTTGTATCAACTAGATTAGGATTTCATTATATGTTAATGAAAAACCCCAATGCACCAAAAACATATCAAGAAATAGAAGCATTGATAAATAAAGGGGGTAATAAGGTTTGGGATTCATACGTAAGATTTTTAGAACAAGAGATTCAAAGGAAATACAATCCGAAAAAAGCAGAGTAGAAGTAATGAATGGTGGACCAGCAATATTCACTCAGTTTAGTGGCAATGCATATGAAAGTGATATTTATAGGTCAGCCGTTGATTCAATAGCAAGAAATGTTGCAAAGTTGAAGCCAGTTCATGTTGTAACAATAGATAGGAATAGAAAAGATGGTGACAATTATTTAAATAGAATACTTCAAGTAAGACCTAACCCATATATGACGGCATATGATATGTTCTACAAAATAGTAACTCATTATTACTTGTACAATAATGCATTTGCTTATTTACAGAAAGATGAAAATGGGAAATTAACAGGTATATATCCATTAAGTCCAGTAAATATGGAATACTTAACAGACTTAACAGGAGAATTATATTGTAGATTTTTCTTTGCTGGGGATAAGCAGGTAACACTATCTTTTAGAGATGTTTTCACCATAAGAAGATTTTATAATTCAAATGATTTATTAGGTGATAAAAATACGGCAATATTAAATACTTTGGATTTAGCACATACACAGAATGAAGGTATATCAAATTCAATAAAATCTAGTGCAACAATAAAAGGATTATTAAAGTATAACCAGATATTAAGTCCAGAGAACTTAAAGAAAGAAAAAGAAGAGTTTATAAAAGATTATTTATCTATAAGTAATAATGGGGGAATAGCCGCATTAGATAGCAAAATGGATTATGTTCCTTTAGAAATTAAAGGTGTATCTATTGATAATGAGCAAATGTCAGCAGTAAAGCAAAAGATATATGATTACTTAGGAGTATCAGAAAAAATTATTAACAGTACATACAATGAAGATGAATGGTCAGCTTTTTATGAAAGTGTAGTAGAAGCAATAGGCCTTCAAATCTCATTAGAATTAACTGATAAAATATTTACTCCAAGAGAACAAGCCTTTGGTAACTCAATAATCATGGAAGCTAATAGATTGCAGTTTGCAAGTAATGCAACTAAAACAAATATGTTGAAAGAATTAATGCCATTAGGTTTATTTACAGTAAATCAAGCATTAGAAATATTAAATCTACCTAGCTTAGAAGATGGCGACAGAAGAGTTCAAACCCTAAATGTTGCTAATACAAAAATAGTTGATGAATACCAAATGAATAAAAAGGGGGCAAATAATGAAGGAAATAAGAAACACCCAAATACAGAGCAATAATGAATTGGAGTTAATAGGAACACCAATAGTATTTGACCAAGAAACAATTATTAATGACCCTATGGGAAGTTATAAAGAAGTCATAAAACGTGGAGCTTTAGATTCGGCAGACTTGAGCGATATACGTTTATTATATAATCATGATTTTAATAAATTACCACTTGCAAGAGTACCAAAGACAATGCAATTCAATGTTGATGATAAGGGTCTTCATATGAGGGCAGTTTTACCAAACACCGAAGAAGCTAAGGCAGTACATACGGCAGTATGCAGGGGGGATTTAACAGGTATGAGTTTTGCTTTTAAAGTACCAAAGGACGGCAGTTTTTATGACAGTAAAACTAATACTAGGACAATAACCAAAATAGAAAAAGTTTATGAATGTAGCGTAGTTCCTTTTCCAGCTTATCAAACTACATCAGTTGAAGCTAGAAATCAAATAATAGCAGAGCAGGACAAGGACAAGCAAAAAGATGAATTAAGAATAAAAGTAAATCAAATATTGAAAGGAAGTATTTAAAAATGAAATTTAAAAATATAGCAGAAGCATTTAATTATTATAGAAATCATAACATAGCAGACATTGAAAAGAGAACCGCAGAAATAGGGAATTTAATTAATACAGACCCTAATATAGATATTCAAGAATTAAATATTGAACTAGAGGGATTAAAACAAGCAAAAGAAAATATTGAAGAAAGAAGTCAAGGATCACAACAGTTTAATCCAATAACAGGAATGAGTTTTGCAGGAGCAACGGAAAGTGTAAAGGGAGATGTATTTGAAAGTACAGAGTATAGAAATGCATTTTTCAAGACAATGCTAGGGCAAAAGTTAACAGATGTAGAAGAAAGAACTTTTAAAAGAGCTATGGAAATAGTTGATACAGAAAAAAGAGCAGATGCATTTAGTACAACAACTAATAGTGCTGCAATTTTACCAACTCATACATTAAATGAAATAATTAAAAAAGCTAGAACAATGGGAGGTTTAATATCTCATTGTAGAAGTTTTAATATTCCATCTAATATATCAGTACCTATTGGAACACCTAGCACAAAAGCAAAGTGGCATACAGAAGGTGAAAAAGTAGATTCAGAAAATCCAGCAGAAAACATTGCTAAAGTTTCATTTGCTGGATATGAAATAATAAAAATATTCTCTATTTCAGCAAGTTCAAAGAAAATGACTATTTCAGCATTTGAAAGCTATATTATTGAAGAATTAACAAATTGTGTTATGGAATGTATAGCAGATTCATTAGTAAACGGAACTGGAACAAATCAAGGGACTGGAATAGCAACAGGAATTACATGGAATGATAAAAATAGCTTTACATTTACAGATAATGTGGTTTATACAGATTTAACTAAAATGTTAGCGAAATTAAAAAGAGGATATTCAGCAGGAGCAAAATGGGTTATGAATAATGCAACTCTATATAATTCAATCTATGGACTTGTAGATGGTACAGGCAGACCGATATTTATATCAGACCCAAAGAATGAGAATATAGGATACATATTGGGTAAGCCTGTTATCATTGATGACAATATAGCAGATGACACTATATTCTTAGGGAACTTTAATTACTTAGGTTACAACATTCCAGAGGGCATAGTTGTAGAAACATCAAGAGAAAGTAGTTTCAAATATGGAATAATTGATTACAGAGCATTAGCAATAGCAGACACTAAGCCATTAGTTGCAGAAGCATTTATAAAATTATCAAAATAAGGATAAAATCAAAGGGTGTCCGACTTGGACACCTTTTCAATAAAGAAGGTGAAGAAATGATATTAACATTAAAAGAAGCAAAGTTAAACTTAAGGATGAGTCTTGAAGCTGACTGTGATGACGAACTTATAACAGGACTTATAAAATCAATTCCAGATTACTTAGAAACTAAAACAGGCTCGAGATGGGAAGAAGAGCCGATTAATCCATTAGTTAAAACTCTAGCAGGATATTTAATATGTTCAATGTATGACCAAAATTTTGAGCATTATGAAAAACCTATAAATAACCTTTTGATGGTATTAAGTTCAATGGCGAGGACTGAAAATGAGTGAAGCAATAAAAAGTAAAATAAAAGGATATAGGAAGCTAGAGGAAAAGATAATTAAAAAACATAATGAAAAAATACAGAAAATTGAAAAAATAATTAATATCCTAGAAAATAAATCTCAAATAAAAGAAGATGATAACTTTGAAACTATAGTATTTAAAAAATATTTAGAGTTAGAAAGTGTAAGAGCAGTAGCCAATTACATAAATGAATTAGGATATAGAGTTAAAACAAATAGTTATATTGGAGAAAGAAAATATATAGGCACAGATATAACAAAAATAATTTTAAGTGATTTAGATATAGATAAAAACCTTAAAGAAGTTGTAAAACTTATTCAAGAATTAAATTATGAACATATGTCAAAAAAATGGGGGTGATGTAATGACAGAGCCTATAAAAGATAAGAGCATAGTAAAAGATATAATGAAAAGTTTAGAAGGTGAAAACCAAAGAAACGCCATTATGTTTGGATTAGGAATATATTGCGGATTCAGAATAAGCGATATTTTAAATTTAAAAGTAAAAGATGTAAGAAGAAAGTGGAATTTAAAAATAAAGCAACAAAAAACAGGAAAGATGATAAATATTCCATTAAATAGAGAATTAAAGAAATTAATTGATGAATATACAGAAGAAATGAAAGATGATGATTATTTAATCAAGAGTAGGAAAGGAATTAATCAACCAATAACAAGGACACAAGCTTATAGGATTATGAAAGAAATAGAAGAGTATTTTAATATAGAAAACTTAGGGTGTCATGGAACAAGAAAGACATTTGCATATTGGTTATACATGGACAATAAGAAGGATATAGGATTAGTTCAAAAGGCATTAGGACATCAATCAAGCGCAACAACATTAGCTTATATTGGTATGGATACAGAGAGATTAAATAATGCAATAAAGAAAATAAAATATTAATTTAGATTAAATAAGTAATGTTTTTTATATGAGGTTACATTGATATTTAAGGGTGCTAATAAATAGCATAGTATCAATGGTTAAAGGGGTGTAGGCGGGAGGTAACATTCTCATAGTAAAAATACATTCAAGGCATAAAAAATTATATAAATAAAGGAGTAATAATGGCTAAAGAATATGCAAAAGGCTTCTACAATAGTATTCAATGGATTAAGTGTAGAAGTTCATTTATGAAGAGTAAGAATTATATTTGTGAAAGATGTGGAGGGTTAGCAAAGATAGTTCATCATAAGGAGCATATAACACCAATGAATATAAATGACGTTAATATAACTTTAAATTGGGATAACTTACAAGCCGTATGTTTAGAGTGCCACAATAGTGTTCATGGAATTGGTGGAGCAACAGTTGATGGTGTAGCATTTGATGAAAATGGAGATTTAATTTATACCCCCCCACATAACAAAGATATTATTTAATCAGCCACGCCGAGTGGCTACCTAATTAAACCCCTCCAAGAAATTTTAAATTTTAGGGTAGGGTAAAACAAAGAAAGTAGGTGAATTTTAAGAAATGTTTGAGAAAAATAAAGATATATCAAAAGAGATGAAGCAACTTAAAAAAGTTTTAAAATTAATTCCAAAAGATAGGCTACCAATAGCACAAAATATTTATAATGAACTTTTATTCATTCAAAGAACTTTAGATAAATTGAAAGAAGAAGTTGAAACACAAGGTACAACAACATTATTTAAGCAAGGGCAACAAGAATTTTTAAGAGAGAATCCAGCATTAAAGGGATATAATACAACATTAAAAAATTATAGTAATTTATCAAAACAATTAGTAGATTTATTACCACCAGTTAAAATAGTAGAAGAAGAAGATCCATTAATGACTTTCATTAAGGAGCAACAAAAATAATGAATTATGTTATTGAATATTTTGAGAAAATAAAAGCTGGTGAATATGTTGTATCTAATAGAGTGTACAAGCAATATGAAAAAATGGTAAATGATATTTATAATTCAGACAAATATATATTTGATGAAGAAAGAGCATTAAGACCAATAAAATTTATTGAAACATTTTGTAAGCATAGCAAAGGCGAGTGGGCTGGAAAGCCAGTAATATTAGAATTATTCCAAAAGGCTTATATATCAGCATTATTTGGATTCATAGATAAAGAAACTAATTTAAGAAGATATAAGGAAAGTATGTTTTATGTAGCAAGAAAAAATGGAAAGTCAACAATGCTTAGTGGGATAGCTGCTTACATGATGATAGCAGATAATGAAGCAGGAGCAGAGATATATTCATGTGCTACAAAGAAAGACCAAGCAAAGCTAGTATTTGATGAAACATTAAATATGATAAACCAAAGCCCTTATCTATCAAAGCATATCAAGAAGAGAAAGAGTGATTTATATTTCCCTTTAACCATGAGTAAGTTCCAACCGCTTGGAAAAAATTCTGACACATTAGACGGATTAAATGCACATTGTGTAATTATAGATGAATTACATGGCGTAAAAGATAGAAATTTATATGAGGTAATGCAACAATCACAATCAGCAAGAAGGCAACCGTTATTAATAATGATAACTACTGCTGGAACAGTAAGAGAGTGTATTTTTGATGATATTTATGAGTATTCATGCAATATTGTAGATGGAACTTTCGAAGATGATACATTTTTGCCGATAATATATGAATTAGATAAAAAAGAGGAATGGTTAGATGAAAGATGTTGGAGCAAATCGAATCCATCATTAGGAGCAATAAAAAAGCTAGATGACCTAAAAAGGAAAGTAGAAAAAGCAAAGAATAGTCCGAAAGATTTAAGCGGGGTATTAACTAAGGATTTTAATATAAGAAATACCCTAAGTAATGCATGGTTAAACTTTGATGATATTAATAATACAGAAACTTTTGATATAGAAAACTTTAAAAATTTCTATGCAATAGGGGGAGCGGATTTATCCATCACAACAGATTTAACATGTGCAACATTATTATTTATAGATAAGGAAACAGAAAAAAGATATATACATCAAATGTATTGGCTACCTAGTGAAAATTTTAATGAAAGAGTTAAGATTGAAAAAATACCATATGATAAATGGTTAGAAAGAGGATTAATAAGGCTATGTAATGGTAATAGCATTAATTATAGTGATGTTACGGCTTGGTTTATTGAAATGCTCAATAATTATGGAATAACACCTTTATGGATTTATTATGATAATTATTCAGCTAAATATTGGGTTGAAGAAATGAAAGCTCATGGCTTTAAAATGGAAAGATGTATTCAAGGGGCAAAAACTTTGAGCCTACCAATGCAACAGTTAGGGGCAGACCTTAAAGCAAAAAAGATTAACTATAATAATAATCCAATTTTAAAATGGTGCTTAACTAATACAGGAGTGTGTGAAGATAGAAACGGGAATATAGTACC